TATTCCAAAAGATCAACAGGAAGCAGCTTTTGAATGGCTTCGTAACAACGGTCTAGGTGATGTTATTAAAAATGACATTACCGTTACCTTTGGTCGTGGCGAAGATAACAAGGCAGCACAATATGCTGTCCTTGCACGAGGTCAAGGATTTGAACCTGTCCAAAAGATTGGTGTAAATCCAATGACACTCAAGGCACTGGTCAGGGAACGTCTTGAATCTGGACAAGATGTTCCTACTGACCTATTTAAACCGTTTGCAGGTAACCAAACTAAAATAACAAGAAGATAAGGAGAAACGCGAAATGAGTGAAGCGAAACAAGTAGCAACAAAGAAGGATAACCTTCCTTCTGCTTCTTTATTTGAAGCAGATGCACATCTAGGTTTTGAGAATGTGAAGTCAGAATCAATGGCTCCACCAATCTTAAAACTATTACAGAATGGTTCAGCAGAAGCACAGAAACGTAATCAAAATTATGTTGAAGGTGCAGAACCTGGAATGTTCTTAAATACTGTTACGAAACAGTTATACAATGGTGATAAAGGAATAAATGTTATTCCTTGTTATTATAAACTTGAATATCAAGAGTGGGCAGATTATGGAACAGGTTCTGGTAGACCTGAAATGATCTATCCTGATACTTCTGATATTATAGAGAAAACTACAAAGGGACCTGATGGAAAAGATAGATTACAAAATGGTAATTATATTTTAACTGTTGGTCAACACTTTGTAATTATCTTAGGTGAAAAAGGATCCGAAACTGCGATGATATCTATGAGTTCGTCTCAAGGTAAGATTAGCAGAAAATGGAATTCCATGATGAAGTCTATTAGTTTAGATGGTAAGAATGGTCCTTACACACCACCATCGTTTAGTCATATCTACAGATTATCTAGTGTATTAAACACAGGTAAAGGTAATCAATGGTACGGTTACAATGTAGAGAAAAAGGGAATGTTGGAAGACGCTAAAATGTATGAACGAGCAAAGAAGTTCTACAATAGTCTTTCTAGCAGAGCTTAAATGAGTTCGGGGGCGGCCGAGATGCTTCGTCCCGCCCCTAAACATACAAACGGTGGACATGAGTAACATAGATAAATTTATAGATATATTTGGTGGATCATTTAGTGCTTACGGTCAAACTCGTAAGACAGAAGAGTATGATGAAAGAGGTAAACATAAAACAAAATCTTTCATAATAAAAAAGATTCCAAGTACAAAGATGTTTCAAGACCATTTAGATGGTGTTGATCCCGCATTAGGTATTATTCCAATCAATGAAGAAAACAAATGTAAGTGGGCTTGTATTGATGTTGATGTTTATAGCGGACTTGATCATAAAGAAATAGTTAACAAAATTAAAAAACATAAGTTTCCATTAATAGTATTTAGATCAAAATCAGGTGGTGCTCATATATTTTTATTTACAAAAAAATTTTTACCTGCTGCATTATTTAGAGCAAAGTTAAAAGATATGGCTTCCATATTAGGATTCGCTAGTGCAGAAATTTTTCCAAAACAAAATCAAGTTGATATGAGTAAAGGTGGTACAGGTAGTTTTTTAAATTTACCTTATCATAATGTTAGTTCAACAATGAGATATGCTATTAAAGAAGATGGCTCGGCTATGACCTTAGAAGAATTTTTTAAAGTTTATGACGAAGTTGCTTTAGAAGAGTTAGAAAAATTACAAATCAAAGAAGAAAAAGAAAAGGATGATATGTTAAAAGGAGCGCCTCCTTGTCTTATGTTTATTTCTAAACAAGGCATACCTAAAGGTCAGAGAAATAATGCATTGTATAACTTTGGCGTTTATTTAAAAAAGAGATTTCCTAGCAATAGACAATGGGAAAGTAAGTTACATGTTTATAATGATAAATATTGTAAACCAACTGTAGATACAGCAGAAGTAGACGGTATTATAAATTCTCTAGATAAAAAAGATTATCAGTATAAATGTAAAGATGAACCTATTGCATCGTTTTGTAATTCTAAAAAATGTGTCTTGCAAGAATTTGGTGTAGGGGGAGACGAGTTGCCAGGAGCTGAAATAATTGAAATACAAAAATATGATTCTGATCCACCTTTATTTTTTGTAACCATAGAAGATCAACAAGTAACAGTTGAGTCTTCAGAACTACATGATCCTGATAAATTTTCTTTAAAATGTTTAGAACAAATAGGACAAGCAATGCCACCTATAGGCAAACACATATGGAGAAAGGCAATAAATAAATTATTAAAAGGAACAATACCAATAGAGGCACCTGAATCAACAAAAGTTGATGTACAATTAAAAGAACTATTGACTGAGTTTACTTTAAAGATACCAGGCAAAGAATGGAAAGATGTATTTAGAGGTCTTGCTTATACTGAAAATGGTATGAGTTATTTTAAATATAAAGACTTTTGGAAATATTTAATAAGAACTAAATCTTGGTCTGACAAACAATATACAAAACAAAAAACGGCTAGGATGTTAGAACATCTTTTTAAAGCAGAAGAAATACAAGGAAAGATAGATGGTAAAAGTATTAGGTATATGGCAGTTAAACAACAAGAAATACAGAAGCCTATTGTAAGAAAAGATAATATGAAGGAGCCACCTTTTGCATAGAACTATTATACCCGGGCCTCCTGGTACAGGAAAAACACATCGACTGATGTATCATCTTGAAAAAGAATTAAAGACAACAGAGGCAGATAAAATTATTTACATAGCCTTTAGTAATGCAGCTGCTAATGAAGCAAAGAAAAGAATTACAAATGATAAGGTACACGTAAGCACAATGCATTCTTTTGGTTCTCAGTCTTTAGGTATTAATCCAAAACAACAACTTTTAAAAAATGATAAATGGAAAGGTTTTAAAAATTTTTCTACCTATTGTTCTGACTTGTCTTTTGAAACTTATATTAATGACTCAGGCCATCCTCAATATAAAAACTCACATATGAAAATTATTGAATTTGCTAGAAATAAAAAACTGTCTTTACAAGATGCAGCTATAGAATTGGAGTTACATTATAGCACCGATATATGGCTTACAGAACAAATAGAACAAGATTTAAAAACATATAAAAAAACTACAGGTATGGTTGAATACTCTGATATGATTTCCAAGTTTGTCGAGGAAGATAAATGTCCACCACTTAATATTGTCTTCCTCGATGAAGCACAAGATCTAAGTCCTTTGCAATGGGATATGTTCTTTTATATTGAATCTAAATGTGAAAGATCATACGTTGCAGGGGACGATGATCAAACTATTTATACGTTCCAAGGTGCTGACCCTAGTATCTTCATTAATTTAAAAGGTACAGTAGATCCACAGATACAATCAAGAAGAGTTCCTAAAAAAATACATAAACTAGCAGAGTCTATCTTTCCTTATATGTCTCAAAGATTAGAGAAGGAATGGGAACCTAGAGATGCAGAAGGAGAAATATTTACTGATAAAGATTTTTATGAATTAGATTTTAAAGAAAAAACTTGGTTTATTCTAACAAGAACAAATAAAATGTTATCTGCATTGAAGGATCATTTATATAGATTAAATTTAAGATTTGATGCCAAACAACACGACTTGTTACCTGAAGATATGTTAACAGCATATAGAGCCTGGATAAGGTTAAACAAAGGTGCATCAGTTGATAAACAAGAAGTAGAAAAACTATGGAAGTATTTTACTGTTAAAGGTGGTCATGTTGTTAGAGGTTATGCAGGCGGAAAAACATTAAATACTATTACTTCAATTACTTTAGATGAATTGAGAGAACAACACGGATTACTAGCGACGGGTAGCTGGGAAACATTAAATTTTCCAGAGACAAGTAAGGATTACATTAAAACGATTCTAAACAATGGAGACGATTTAATGAAACCTGCGAGAATAAAATTATCTACAATACATAGTGTTAAAGGTGAAGAAGCAGACAATGTTGTTTTATTTACTGATCTAGAAAGAATTATTTATGATTCAGCACAAAAAGATGCAGATCCAGAACATCGAACATTTTTTGTAGGTATAACAAGAGCAAAAGAAAACTTATTCATAATGAGTCAAGGTTATGAATATCAATATAACATAGGAGCACCATTAATATGACAACACAAGATGACATAGAGAAAGCATTTCCACAATCAAGGCAGGTAGGTGGAAACCATTATAAATCTTTTCACATTCAACCATATGAGTTTATCTCTAAAAATAATCTTTCCTTTTTTCAAGGGAACGTTGTGAAGTACGTTTGTAGATACTTGAATAAAAAAGGCATAGAAGATTTAGAAAAAATTATTCACTATTGCGAATTAGAAATACTTAAGATAAAAGGAATGAAAAAAAGAAATGAGAAATAAAATATTAAAATTTACAGACAAGATAACAGCGTGGCATCATAAAGTATTTATGTACGTTGCAAAAAAATCTAAAACAAGTTTGTGGTTCACTTTCTTGTTATTGTTTTTAGCAGTATATGAAATTTTTGAACATTTTATTATTCCTGCAATTTTAATTTGGTGGGGATTTTTTAAATGATGTTTGAAGCACAAAAAGAATGGAATTGTCCTGAAGAGTTCCCTGATTTAAGTAATGCTAAATATATTGCTATTGACTTAGAAACTAAAGATACTGAATTAAAATCTAGAGGATCAGGTGCTATACAAGGTAGAGGAGAGATTGTAGGTATTGCCGTTGCTGTAGAAGGTTGGTCAGGTTACTATCCTATTGCACACGAAGGTGGTGGTAATTTAGATAAAAGAATTGTTTTAGAATGGTTTAAAAAAGTTTGTGCAACAGATTCAGTAAAAATATTTCATAATGCAATGTATGATATATGTTGGATTAAATCATATGGAATAAAAATTAACGGTCATATTATGGATACTATGTTAATGGCATCTTTAATTGATGAAAATAGATTATGGTATACATTAAACAGTGTTGCTTTTGATTATCTTGGTGAAGTAAAAGATGAAAAAGCATTAAAAGAAGCAGCAGATTCTTGGGGTATAGATGCCAAAAAAGAAATGTATAAACTACCTGCAATGTATGTAGGTAATTATGCAGAAAAAGATGCTGAACTTACATTAGAATTATTTAAAACACTCTCACGAGAAATTAGAAAACAAAATCTTACAGAGATATTTAATTTAGAAACCCAATTGTTTCCTTGTTTAATTGATATGAAATTCAAAGGCGTTCGAGTGGACGTAGAAAAAGCGCATCGATTAAAAAAAGAATTAAGTGAACAAGAAGAACAACTGATACAACAAGTACAAAAAGAAACAGGAATAGAACCTCAGATATGGGCTGCAAGAAGTATTGCACAAGTTTTTGATAAACTATCTTTACCTTACGAAAGAACCGAGAAGACAAACTCACCTTCATTTACTAAAAACTTCCTTTCCACACATCCTCATCCTATTGTTAAAAATATAGCAAAAGCAAGAGAAATAAACAAGGCACATACAACTTTTATAGATACTATATTAAAACATGAATATAAAGGCAGAATACACGCAGATATCAATCCAATTAGATCAGACCAAGGAGGTACAGTTACAGGTAGATTTAGTTATGCTAATCCTAATCTTCAGCAGATTCCTGCAAGAAATAAAGATTTAGGGCCAATGATTAGATCACTGTTTATACCTGAAGTCAATCACAAATGGGGTTGCTTTGACTACTCACAACAAGAACCAAGATTAGTAGTGCACTACGCAGCATCAACAGAACCAATTTGCTTTGATGAATCCGTTAATAATATTGTAGATAAATTTAAAGGTAACTCAGTAGACTTTCACCAAACAGTTGCTGATATGGCAAATATTTCTAGAACTAATGCTAAAACAATTAACCTTGGATTATTCTATGGTATGGGAAAAGCAAAACTACAGGCTGAATTAGGTTTAAATACAAAACAAGAAGCAGAAGATTTATTTAATCAGTATCATCAAAACGTACCTTTTGTTAGAGACCTTATGAATTATACATCTAAACAAGCGCAAACATCAGGATCAATAGGAACATTGTTAGGTCGTAGATGTAGATTTAATAAATGGGAACCAAATCAATTTGGTATGCATAAACCAATGGACTTTGAAGAAGCTGAAAGAACATATGGTCGAGGTAGAATTAGAAGAGCCTTTACCTACAAAGCATTAAATAAATTAATTCAAGGATCAGCAGCAGATATGACTAAAAAAGCTATGGTTGATTTATACAATGAAGGCATAATACCTCACATACAAATACATGATGAATTAGACATATCTATTGAATCAGATGAAAAAGCAAAAAAAATAATTGAAATTATGGAAAATGCTGTTAGTTTAAAAATCCCTAATAAAGTTGATTACGAATCAGGATCAACTTGGGGAGATATTTATGACTAATGGCTTATTTAAACGCAAACATACCAGCAACCTATGCACAAATTAAAAGAGAATATCTCTATGATCTTAAAAGCCATCATGGAGAGGTTGAAGATTGTATCATTTTTGGTATCACTGCGATCACTGGTCGTCCAATTCTCTTTCATGCGATTATGGAAAATGGTGCGATCTTTTATCGACTCCCAATCTCTGCTTTCATTCAAAGAGGCTTTGATCCAGAAAAAGTTCCTAAACGTAGACTTGATGAGTTGGAGTTATGGAATTGTTTCAGTTATTATCCTTCTGTTCATTCTTGGGATATCTTAGACGGACAATCAGGCAAGTATATAGGTAAAGATAAAAAATGGCATTCAGGTGCCTATTTATTTACTGTTGACTTTGCACACCCGGAGAGTAATATCCTCGACACAGATCATTCTGAAATTCCGCACGAACATAAGTGCGCACACATACTTGCCTTAGATGATGGCAACTATGCAGCTCAACCTAACAATAGAATTATATGGGACATCCCTTCTTTTACTGTGAAAGATGGTGTGCCTGATTGGAAGGTTCAAACGTCTGAATGGAATGTTGAAGACACACGTAAATGGAGAACTGAAGATACGGACAACTTCTTTTACGAAATTGAGGAGAAAAAAAATGAGTTTAAATAAACAACTATGTATTGATTGTAATCATGAATGTCATTGTATTGGACAAGGTTTCAATGTTAGTGAAAGCATTTGTGATGCATGTGATTGTTTATTTTGTAATCACGAGATAAACCAAACAAAGGAGAAAAACATGAACTGGATTAAAAA